AAAAATAAATACAAAAACTTTCTTCCCAACAACAATAATCGTACATAAAAAAGGAGAATGTTTTTATACGATTAATGCATTAAATAAATTAATTGATAGGGAATTAGGAGATAATAAGGGGAACACTAATTATAAAGATTATGAAATCGATTGGGATAAATATCAAGATAATATTTTAATTGTTAAAAATAATGAATTAACAATAATGGATATAAAACGTAATTTTTCTTAATAACGGTATATTTATAATATAAAGACATTGATATGGATAATAAAAAAGAAAATACTAAAGAAAAAGAGTTAGAAACTAACTTAGATGAATTCTTAAATGAAAAAAATGAGAAGGAGTGTGTTGGTGAAGAGTGTTTAATCAATGACGGAAAAGAAATTGTAGAAAGAGTAAATAAAGTTTACAAAACTACCGATGGAAGACAATTATTAATGTAAGAACTATGAGTAAAGAAAATTTATTAAAGGAGGAATTAAAACGACATATGCAATTGTTGGAATATACATTTTATATGGAAGAGCCTAAAGATGATGAGGAAAATTTACTTTTGGGTGCATTAGATAGTATAAATGAACAAGAACCTGAAACCGAAGAAGCAGTTGGTAGTGATGCCAATGAAAATGACCCTGCAGGTCCTGAACAACCCAGTAATATAGATGATGATCCCTTTGCGGATTTAGGTGGTGAAGATACTGAAGAAGGAGGAGATACAGACCCCTTTGGTGGTGACGATGCTGCAGAAGTGGAAGATGAGGTTGCGGTGGAAACAGGAGACGATACAGTAGAAGTAGATGTAAGTGATATAGTAGATAAGGCAGAACAGACTAGAACTGAAATTGAAGGAATGACATCTAAAATGGATGAACTTCTAGGAAAATTAGGGGACTTGGAATCTCAAGTATCAGGTATGGATAAAGTAATTGATAAGATAGAGAATTTAGAGAAAGAAATTGAAGAAAGAAACCCAACACCTGTAGAAAAATTAGAAATGAGGTCAATGGACTCATTTCCATATAGTATAACATTAACCGATTATTGGAGTGACAAAGAAGGTTATGATGTAGGTGGTACAGAAGAAACAGAAGAGTATACTATAACAAAAGGGGATGTAGATAGTTATAGCGCAAATGAAATAGAAGACTCTTTCGGTTTTGACAAAAACGACAAAAATTCACAGTAAAAAAAATATTTAAAATTTTATTTGACTAATTGACCTATAATGATTAAATTTGTTTCATTATAGGTTTTTTATGTATTGACTTTTTTAAAAATCCTTAGTATATTTAAACATTAATTATTAACAAAAAAAGAAAAAAAATGACAAGTTTAGATGCAATTTTATCTCAGTATGAGAAAAACACGGAAAATACTAAAACAAGTAAGATGTCTAATGAAGACAGACTGAAGAAGTATTTTACAGAAAAACTCCAGAAAGGAGTAAAAAACGCTACTAGGAGATTTAGAATCTTACCTGGTAAAGACGGACAGTCTCCGTTTGCTGAAGCACATTTCCATGAAAGGTTAGTGAATGGTAAATACGAAAAAATTTACTGTAATAAACTCAATGATGGTGGTGAATGTCCATTATGTGAAGCTAGGGAAGCATTATTAATGGATGGTAGTAAGAAGGCTAAACAAATGGCTAGTGAATATTCCCCTAGAAAATATTATGTAGTTAAAGGTATTGATCGAGATAATGAAGATCATGGTGTTAAATTTTGGAGATTTAAGCATAAATACACTGGTGATGGTGTTATGGATAAATTAATGCCATTATTTAAGTTGAAAGGTGATATTACTGATGCTAGAGAAGGAAGAGATATTATTATTACCACTAATCGTAATGATAAAGGTTGGAGTGTTGTTACTTCTATTCAGTCTGATGATGTAACATTATTAACTGAGGATACTACTAATGCTAATATATGGTTTAATAATGATGAGACATTTAAAACTGTTTATTCTAAAAAACCAATAGAGTATTTAGAGATAGTTGCGAAAAACATGACACCAATATGGGACTCAGAACAATCTAAATATGTTGCAGAAGAGGAAAAAGAGGAAAATGAAACTGCATCTTTAGAAGAAGAAATTTCCTTTTTAAGAGATCAAGGTGATGGTAATACCGTTACTACTACTACAGAAAATGGTGTAGAAAGTACACCGTTAGAGAGTGAGGGTTCAGACGATTTACCATTTTAAAAGTAAAAAAAGATGGCAAAAAAACCTTTAAAAAAGAAAAGTAGTGATTTTTCAGCAATTAGGAAACGTTTTTCTTCTAGTGATAAATATAAAGAACAAAAATATTTTGATTGTGGAGAGGCGTTTCAGAAAGCTACCGGTCTTCCCGGTCCAGCAATGGGACAAATCAATATGTTATTAGGTCATTCGGATACAGGAAAAACTACCGCATTAATACAAACTGCGGTAGATGCCCAAAAGAAAGGAATACTTCCAGTTTTTATTATTACTGAACAAAAATTTAGTTTTGAACACGCTAAACAAATGGGTTTAGAAACTGAATATGTTGAGGAAGTAGATGAGGATACGGGAGAAATCGAAGCGTATTGGGATGGGTTACTACTCTATAAATTAGGGTTTGAATACATTGAACAATCTTTTGAGTATGTTACTGAGATTTTAGATGCACAAAAGAAGGGAGATATACCACATGATATCGTATTTTTATGGGACTCTATTGGTACAATTCCATGTAAGATGAGTTTTGAGGGTAAAGGTGGAAATCAACATACTGCGAGAACCATTTCTGAAAAATGGGGAATGGGTATGGCACAAAGGATTACATCTTCACGTAAAGAAAGTTCTCCCTATACTAATACTATGGTTTTCGTTAACCAACCATGGGTAGAATTACCCGATAATCCTTTTAGTCAACCAAGAATACAACCTAAAGGTGGTCAATCTATTTACCTATCTTGTGCGTTAGTGTTCTTATTTGGTAATCAAAAAAGTGCGGGGGTATCTAAACTTAATGCCACTAATAAAGGTCGTAAAGTTAATTTTGCGGTTAGAACAAAAGTGGGTATACATAAAAATCATATGAATGGGTTGGGTTATGCGGATTGTAGAATATTGGCAACTACTCATGGATTCATAGAGGATGATAAGAAATCTATCGATTCTTATAAATCAGAATATAAAGAATATTGGTCAGAAGTATTTGAAACAGTGGGTGAAGAAGTTGATTTCACTATTGAGGAAGGTGAAGTTATTGAAACACCGGTTGAATATGCAGATCAATAAATTGTTTAATATTAGAATCGATATGATAAGTGTCCATACCAACTAAAAGAAAAAAATATAATAACACCCTATTAATTGATGGTGATTCATTATTAAAGACCGCGTATCATGGTGCAAAAAACCTTTATTATAAGGAAACCCATATAGGTGGTATTTTCCAATTCCTTACTATGTTGAGGAAATGTTTAAATGAACATCGTTATGATAGGGTTTTAGTATTTTGGGACGGACAATTTAGTGGTAGATTGAGGTATGATATATATAAAGATTATAAATCTAATAGAGACAAAGATTTTTATAAAGAAACCCCACCTTCAGAACCTGACCTATACATTCAAAAAGAGAGAGTATTTCAATACTGTGAAGAATTATTTATTAGACAATATCAGGACCCCATTATTGAGGCTGATGATGGAATTGCATATTATTGTTCACAACTAAAGGATAATGAAAAAATTGTTATTGTAACCAATGATAGAGATATGTTACAATTATTAGATGAGAGAGTGGGGGTATATGTTATAAATTTACGTAAAATTGTTACAACCACAAATTATTCCGATAACTTCAACCACCATTATAGTAATGTTAAATTAATTAAAATTTTATCTGGTGACAATAGTGATAATATTAAAGGGATAAAAGGTGTAAGTGAAAAAACATTAATAAAATATTTTCCTGAAATAACACAAAAATCTTTGACATTGACAGATATTATAAGTAAAATTGAGGATATACAAAAAGAAAGAAAAAATAGATTGAAGACATTAGATAATATAATTAATAAAGTTACTGTAGGAATACAAGGTGAAAGCATTTTTACTGTAAATGAAAAGATTATAAATCTAAAAAAACCACTATTAACTGAAAGTTCTAAAGAAGAATTAAACCAACTATTTAGTAGTACTATTGATCCGGAAGATAGGACAACTAAAAATGTTATTAAAATGATGATAGATGATGGTTTAACGATGGCTATACCTGGGGGTAGAGATGGTTATATAAATTTTTTACAACCATTTTTAAGAATAATAAAGAAAGAAAAAAATTATTTTTTAAAAGAACAAAATTAATTATTATGAAAAAAAATTATGAAAATTTACCGTATGAATTCCTTCTACGTATTAATGGAAAACCAATTGTTGGAAGAAACTTCCAGATAAAGGGATATAACCCTAAAAGTTTACGATCAATAGAAATAAAAGAAACAATTGACGAAGCAGTTGACATAATTCAAAAACAATTTCTATTAAAGAGTAGAAGTTATTTATGGAGATATTATAACCCCTATCATCCCCCAGTTATAAATGAAGTTGATGTAACTAAAAAGAATATTTACGAAAATGAAGATATCTTCACCTTCCAAATTAAAATTAAGGGTAAAGTGGTTGCGGAGAAAATGTTTAGTGGGAATGAGTACCCCCCGAAGGTTAGATATGATGTGGATATTAGATCAATTATTTCCGAAATCA